ATCTGACTCTGGCGGACGCCCAGACGATCATTGATGGTCTTGTAGAGGATGCTGATGTAACCGCATGGGCATCAGCTACCACTGATCAAAAAAATCGTGCCCTTTATACCGCAACACAACGGTTAGATCGTGAGCGATATTTAGGAGCCCGTGCTACTGATACGCAGGCGCTGCAATGGCCGCGTACTGGTGTGCGCAAGCCAGACACCTATATCAACACCTACACAGTCGGCTTCCCGTTTCGGATCTCTACGGATTATTTTACCGACACTGAAATCCCGGATCAGATCAAAAGGGCGCAGGTTGTATTGGCGGTCTACCTGAATAACAACCCAGATGGCATTGGCTTAAGCGGCTTGGAAGATTATAAGAACGTCAAAATTGGCAGCATTGACGTGACGCCGAATTTAGGCTATGGAGCGGTGGGCGCTGACAAAGTGCCGCCAATTATGGAGCGGTATTTGACGGGGCTTAGAATTAGTGGACCAGGCAACTTTTCGATTCGCCGGAGCTGATCATGGGTTACCCGTATCCCAGTGCTGAGTTTATTGATGACACGGCAGCACATGCCGGGCGCTTTGGCAAGATTGTGGCGCTTGAGGATTCGGTGATTGCTAGCCTGACAGCTATGGACTGGACCGGCAACACATTGAGCGCGATTCCATTTAAGGCAAGCACTGAAATTGAAGGCGTCTTTACCAGCATCACTCTGACCAGTGGCACTGTTGTTGCATATAGGCTTTGATCATGAGTGACATTAACCACCTGGCTATTGATTACTCAGTTGGCGCTACTTACATCAGCGATACAGCAACACGCACTGGACGATGGGGCGCTATTCACTTTACAAGCAATACGCAGGTTGATGCAATTACTGCCCAAAACTATGACGGCAATACTATTTCTGGTCAAACATTTAGCTCTGCAACGACAATTTATGGCGTATTCACAAGCATAAAACTACAAAACGGTCATTGCGTAGCATATAAAATCTGATGGCATTAGCTGTACCGCTACGCAAGGTTGCCAGCAAGTTGATGGCAAAGTTTGGTGGTGAAGTAACAATTCGTGTAGTGACTCCAGGGGCTTACAACACAACCACTGGCGCCATCACAGAAACCACTGCTGACACTGCAGTGCGTGGCGTGCTTGAGGATGTGAACGCTCGTGAGGTGAACGAGCTGATCCAAGCAAGCGACAAGAAACTGACGGTAGCTGCAGCAGACCTAGCAGCAGCACCTAGCACGGCTGACCGTGTAGTGATCAGCAGCGTGAGCCATCAGATTATTAGGGTCACTACGATTGAACAGGACAACACGGCTATTACGCACGAGCTAATCCTGAGGGCATAGTGGCACGACGCATCAACCTATCGCAGATCGGAGGCTACGCCGAGGAAAAAATGGAGAAGCTGCTGCGAGTAGTTGTCTTTGAAACCGAAACCCGTCTAAAACTAGGCAGCCCCGTTGATACAGGAAGATTTAGAGGGAGCTGGGTATTGGGAGAAAATCAAGCATCAGCCTATGACGCAGGAGAGTACCAGCCTGCCACAGGTAAATATCGTGGACAAACGCAACCACCAGCATCGCCTGCATTAGAGAAACGAGTCTCGATCGGTTACCAAGCAGGGCAAGAAAAGATTGGCAACGTCTATCACATATCAAACAGCCTGCCATATGCGGAGGCACTGGCAAATGGGCATAGCACTCAAGCTCCTGCCGGTTGGGTTGATTTGATTGGTCGTGAGATGCAAGCATATGCAAAACAACAGGCTGACCGCATTGGGAGGCAAGACTGATGGCAGCCGTCAACCTCAACACCATCCGCTCAACCATCGAGGGCAGGCTTGCTACTGAGCTGGCATTGGCACCAGTGATCCCGGTTGTGTTTCACAACCAACCCTCAACCCCAACGCCCAACAGTTCCTTTGTCCAATGCCTTGTCAGCTTTGGCAACAATAACTTCCTGACGATGGGCGGCACCACTGGCAGCAGTAACAGCGTCATCGGTGTCATCGTGATGAATGTCTTTACGCCAAAGGGTGTTGGACCTGGGGCAAATCTGACAATAGGTAAGCGAATCCGTGACCTTTACAATAGGCAAGTAGTCAGTGGCGTTCATTTTGATCCGCCTACTGGACCCGAGGTGGTGGCATCGCCAGCTCCAGAGGGTTACTTCCAAACACAGGTCAGATTGACCTTTGAAACCTTCGAGGATCTCTAACCATGGCCTTTTACCGGGGACAGCAAGGCAGCGTCAAGTTTGACGATGCTGGCTCTTCTGCCGCAGCTATTACCAGCACCCGCTCTTGGTCTTTGACCGTTGAGAAGGAATCGCTGGACACCACCGCCTTGGGCGCTACCTATCGCGCCAATGTCGGCGGTCTGATTAGCGGTTCTGGCACCTGCGAAATCCTTTACACCGCTTCTAGCGCGGACGAAACCAACGTCTTTATTGAACACGTCAATACGGCGAACGATGAGGGCTTGGCTTTGTTTGAGCTATTCCTTGACACCACTGGCACCAAGAAAATTAGTTTTGATGGTGTCATTACCTCGGCTGAGTATTCTGCAACCGTGGGCGAAATCGAAGTCATTACCCTGAACTTCGTGACCAACGGCGCCATCTCTCTGGACATCTGATCATGGCTTTTTATCGCGGTCAACAAGGCACTGTCTTCTTTGACAAAGCCGGTAGCGGCGGTCTATCCGAGATCGCAGCAGTGCGGTCATGGTCAATGACCGTAGAAAAGGAATCGCTAGACGTAACCGACCACGGCGACACATATCGTGCCAATGTGGGTGGTCTGATCAGCGGTTCGGGCACCATTGAGCTGATGTACGACGCCCCTGGCTCTGGCGACAAGCTAGACCTGATCAAGGACGTTAACCAAGCCACCGACGAAGCTGATGCAGCTTTTGAGCTGTACTTGGACGAGACTGGCGGTAAGAAGATTACCGGCACGCTTGTGGTGACAGGCTCTGAATACAGTGCTACGGTTGGCGAGATCGAGATTGTTACCATCAATTTCGTCTCTAGCGGAACCTTAACACTGAGCATCTAATGCCAGCTACAAACCAACGCCCCGTTGACTTGCTCACCGGGGCATTTGACCTCAACGAGCGCCGTCGGTTTGACATCAAAAAAGCCGATGGCGCGGTTGTTCTGTCTTTGTATTTCAAGCCGATTACTCGTGCTGACCGCAAGCGTGCAACGACTCTTGCTGGCACAGATGAAGCATTGGAAATCAGTACGCAGATGCTGTGCCAGATGGCTGAGCTTGAGGACGGCACTAAAGCCTTTGCCGCTGCCGATGCAGCCAAACTGCAGCGCGAATTGCCTGAATCGGTGCTGAACGAGCTGGAGCTGTTCCTCTTTGGCCTTGGCAATCCAGAAAGCCTGCCGGAAGCAAAAAACGGCTAAAGGAAGACTCATGGCTGTTCTTTGAGTTCTTCCTAGCAACTGAACTAGGCAAAACGGTTAGCGAACTGCGCGGTCAGTTGACTGAAGCTGAGTTCGTTATGTTTGCCGCTTACTACGAAGTAAAAGGAGAAAGAGAAAAAGAAGAAATGGAAAAGGCTAAGGCAAGAGCACGGCGATAGACTGCGAATAAGGGATTTGGTGCAACTGTGGCAGTCGCCGTCGTTGACGTACAGGTAAACAGCACAGGTGCGGTTAATCAGATCCGCAATGTTGCTAACGCCTCCAAGGCAGCGCAAAGCAGCGTTAATGGTCTTGAGAATGCGGTTAGGGGTCTCGTAGGTGCTTTTAGCGCAGCTCAGGCTGTGCGGTTTATTTTTGGCAAAACTGCAGAAATAGAATCGCAGGTAAAAAGCCTGCAGGTTTTAACTGGCAGCGTCCAGCAGGCAAAGCAAATTATCCAAGAACTGCAGCAGTTGGGTGCTGTAACACCATTTACCAGCACAGAGCTTATTGACGCGGCAAAACGTCTCAACGCTTTTGGTGTTGCCGCAAAAGACGTGGTTGATACTACGCGGCGATTGGCGGATGTTTCAGGTGCAACTGGCGCTGAACTTCAAGGTCTTGTTACCGCTTATGGTCAAGTTCAAGCCAAAGGCAGACTACAGGGCGAAGAATTACTGCAGTTCCAGGAACGCGGTGTTGCACTGCAAAAAGAATTGCAGCGCATGTATGGCATGTCAGGCGATCAATTTAGGGAAGCGCTGTCGAAAGGCAGAATTAGTGCAGAAGCAGTACAAGTAGCAATACAGAATCTTACCAATGCTGGTGGCAAATACGCAAATGGGGCAATCGCGCAATCTGATACTTTACAGGGCAAATTCAGCACTTTGCAAGATGCTGTTGAAGGGCTGGCAAGAACCATCGGGCAAGTATTTGCACCGTTGTTTAAATACTTGATGGATGAAGCGACAAAGGTCATAACAGTAATTACTGATGCAATAAACATGGCGGCGATGGGTCCGCAAAAAGCAAAGGTTCTATCTGAGGCAAGGGCTGGAAGGCTTCCTACATCCAGCCTTAATCCGCTTGACTTTTTTACTGGCAATACCAGTCAGCAAAAACTTTTTGAATTGCTTGGCAAGGGCAATGCAAAAGCTGGTGAAACAATTTTCAAAAAACTTGCAGAACAAAGCCGTGAAGGCCCAGGGTTTTTGCCAAATTTAGAAAAACTTGGCAAATTGGTTTCACAGCAGCCTGGAATCAAAGCTGCGCCTGCGCCTGCACAAAAACCTGGCACTAAACCGCCAGCTCTGCTTGCGCCAACTGGCGGTGGCGGTGGCAAAGATAAAACAAAAGCTGCTGAAGCTGAACGCAAGCGACAGGCACAACAAATAGCAGACGCGCAAAGCCTGTTAAGTCTTACACAATCCCAGTTCAACATAGAAGGTCAAATCCTTCTTGCACGTTCGCAGAACAATGATGCTCTTGTAACAACAAGAACAGCTCAAAAGGAGTTGGCTGCTATAACAAATGAAATAGCTGATGTTCGTGCCAATAAGGAATTGCCAGATGCTGCAAAATTAGCAAAAATTGCCGACTTAGAACTTAAGGCAAAAGGCTTATCAAGGCAACTTGCTTTTGATTTGGCGATTGCTGAAAAAGAAAAAGCTGAAAATGCTGCAAACGCAATGCAAAAACTTAAAGATGAACAAGCATTGATGCAGGCTCGCCTCAATGGTAACGAAGCAGAAGTTTTACTTAATCAGCAAATTAGAGACTTAAAAGCTCAATATCCTGGATTAAATGAAGCTGATATTAAATCAACATTAGAAAAAACAAATGCATTGAAAGAGCAAGTATCTGCAGCGGAAGAACTTAAGCAGCTTTATGCAGATATTGGTACGACCATTAAGAGTGGTGTTGTAGATGCAATCCAGGGCGCGATTGATGGAACCAAATCCTTGCAAGAAGTAGCCAATAATTTGTTGAGCAGCATTGCGAATAAATTGCTTGACGTTGCTGTCAACTTTGCCCTATTTGGCGCAATGTCTGGCACTGGCACTGGTGGTGGATTGCTGGGCGGCTTGTTCAAGCGCGCCAACGGCGGCTCCGTGATGGCTGGTCAGGGGTATTTGGTGGGCGAACGCGGCCCTGAGCTGTTCATGCCGGGTCGCAGTGGTGGCATTGCCCCTACCGGCTCCTTTGGGGGTGGCGCAAGCGTCGTTGTAAATGTTGATGCCAGCGGATCTAACGTCCAAGGCAATGGTGGCCAAGCCAATCAACTGGGCAAGGTAATCGGTGCTGCTGTGCAGGCAGAATTGATTAAACAACGTCGTCCTGGAGGCTTGCTCGCCTAATGGCTACTTTCCCAGCAATCACGCCAAGCTATGGCGCTCAAAAAACCAGCGCACCCAAATTGCAGGTCGTTAGTTTTGGGGATGGCTACGAACAGCGCGTCAGTTTTGGCATCAACCAAAACCCTAAGGAATGGTCACTGACTTGGAACAATATTACGGAAGCCAATTCAGACACCATTGAAACTTTCCTTGACGCCCGCGCTGCTGATGGGGCAAGTTTTGATTGGACGCCGCCGGCTGAGGCAACCTCGTACAAATGGGTGTGTGCCGAATGGGATAAAACAATTATTTATACGGGACGCGCCACAATTACAGCCACCTTTCGACAGGTATTTGAAGCATGACGACACCAACGTCAATCCAAACCGAGATCCAAAAGCTGGATCCGTCAGCCATTATCGAGCTGTTCCAGTTGCAGCTCACACTGGCGGTTAACGGGATTGACACCACCTTCTATTACCACGCTGGCACCAACGCCCTGACTGGCAACGTGGTGTTCCAAGGTATTACCTATAGCGCCGCGCCAATCGAAGTAGACGGCTTTGAGCTGACTTCAAAGGGAACGTTGCCGCGTCCCACCATGCGGATTGCCAACGTAACTGGCGCAATTTCGGCATTGCTGCTGACCTATAACCCACTGCAGGCAAAGGTCACCCGCATTCGCACCTGCAAGAAATTCCTTGATGCCGTCAACTTCCCTGGTGGTGTTAACCCAACTGCCGACCCAACCGCCAAGTTCGAGGATCAGGTCTGGTACATCGACCGTGTATCAAAGGAAAATATCCAGCTTGTTGAATTTGAACTGGTCAGCAAACTAGACCTGACCAACCTGCAGCTCCCTGGCCGGCAAGTGCAGGACTACTGTCCATGGGTGTATCGCGGCGTCGAATGTACCTACAACGGCACCAGTTGCTTTGACGTGAACGATAATCCGACGACCGCTGCCAACGATGTTTGCGGCAAGCGGTTCAATAGTTGCAAGATCCGCTTCCAGTCCCAAGGCATCTCCGACTATCCGCATGGTGGTTACCCTGGCTCCCGCATCCAGATCTGAGGCTGAACGGCACGCCAAGTCGGCAGCGCCCTACGAAGCCTGCGGTGTGGTGATCGAAACCGCTACTGGTCAGATGTACTGGCCTTGCCGCAATGTTTGCGAGGAACCGGAAAAACACTTCGTCATGCACCCGCGTGACTACTATCGGGCGT